TGCGCGATAAATTTGTTTACATTAAATGCCATTACCTTTTATACACCATCTTTTGCGTTGGTAAGAAGATCGCAGTTTCCCAATTATTCGGCTCAATGTAAATCATGGAAGAAACGATATGATTCAATAGATATCTTTTTAGACAGTCTTGAATCATTTTATATCTGCGCGATTTCGCGAGCAAATCATACGATAAACGAAACTTTGTTGTATCGTCATATTTATCGTTGTTTATAAAATCGTGCAAGCGATCTAAAAGAGCGAGTCGACTGTATGGATCGAGATAATGTAGGTTTAGCCCTAAGAATCCGTCTGGGTACATTTCTATGGGAATGACTAGAGGAAACTTATCCCAAACTGGAAGAACATCTTTAAGTTTCGGATCGTACTGATAGGTGTACATACGACCTATAAACGCTCTTGGAGAGATTCTTCTAGCGTCATTTAGCACATTCGAACGATCGGCTGGCATTCGAAGCGCCATTAGTTTATTGCCAAGCCATGTTCTGGCTTCTGCGCTTCGTGGTCGAATACCAGCAGCGGTCATCTCTCGACTTAATTTATCGAATAGTGATGGCATTAGATTCCGAGATGTTCCTCTGTTATAACTTTAAAAGTCCATTGCTTATTCTTGCAATACTCTGTCGCAGCCTTCCATTTCGCCTCATTGACGCCCCAAGTCATAACCTCATTGATGTATCTTCGTGTAATCTTCGACTTCTTCTGTGGAGGAACAGACTGGCTTTTAGGTTTTACCTCTAAAATGAGAGACTCAACCACACCAATTTTATTCTGTACCCTCACAAAAAAGTCGGGAAAATAACGATGCCAACGATTATCTACAGGCGATAAATAAGGAATTGCGATCTCTTCGTTCGACCAACCAACAACGTTGGTATTTTCGTCTAAATGCACCATAACTCTTCTCTCCCACAAACTTCGATACCATATGTTTGTAGGATCGCCTAAATATTTATTGGTATTTTTGGGACTGAATTTACCTGAATATGCCATGAGACTATTTAGAAGAACTTTTAGGAAATCTTAATGCCATCTCCTATCTCACCTATGACGATTTCTCAAGACCTTAACCCATACGCAGCAAAAGGTCCTCTTGAGAAACTTACAAGAAACGCATTCGCATCGTCAGATTTACGATATCCAATTGATCTCGGAACTAATAACTTCGAAGGTCTTCATTACATCACTTTCTACATCAATGTACAGGAAAAGTCGCAATATAACGTTACTGAAAGAACTGGAGTTGGTGCGACCATTAACGCAAATAGAGAACTTGATGCTGGTGACGGTATCGGTCAGTTGGCTACAGAGGGCGTTGGGTTTTTCGGTTCTTTAGTTAGTGGTGCTGCGTTTGGTGCAGCTGCAGGTGAGATTGGTGGACAATTAGGTTTTGCTCTTGGTGGACCAGCTGGCGCTTTCGGAGGAGCTGTTGGGGGTGGTGTGCTTGGTGGAGCATTGGGTACTGCAGTTGTTGAATCAATAAACCTATCAAGAAAAACAAAACGAATTAAATCAACAATTTCAATGTACATGCCTGATACAATCAATCAACAGATTGTGCATGAGTATGGTGAAATTTCGATGACAGAAGCACTAGGTATGGTTGGTGCGATTGGGCAAGGCGCATCGTCAGTTGGGGCGAGTGTTGAAGGATACTTCAACGAAACATTTGGTGATGGAACAAAAGTGAACTTAAAAGGTGCTGGTGTTGGTTCTCTCGCTGAACTTGGTGGAACGCTCGCAGAAAAATCTGGAGTGTTTGGGGCAGGCATGAAAGAAGCCATTTTGTTTTCTGCTGGTCTTGCTCTTAATCCCCAAGTTGAAATTCTCTACCAGAAAACAGGACACAGAGAATTCTTATTTGATTTTAAGATGATTCCACGAAGCGTTTCAGAGGCTGCAGCAATTCGTAAAATTATCAAAGAGTTTAAATTCCACTCTGCTCCAGAATTGCTTCCAGGATCACAAGGACGTTTCTTCATTCCACCAGCAGAATTTGATATCAAATTCTTTTATAATGGAGCAGAAAATACAAACATACATAAAATATCATCTTGTGTATTAGTTGGTATAGACGTCAACTATGCATCAGCTGGTCAATGGACAACATTTGATGATGGTATGCCAGTAGAAGTTTCAATGCAATTAAGATTTAAGGAACTCGAACTTATTCATAAAGCTCGTGTTGAGGAAGGCTACTAATGGCATCTTTAGGATACTTTAATTATTTTCCTAAAATTTTATACACCTTTGATAAGAACACATTAAATCAACAGGCTGTTACTAATATTTTTGCCAGATCTACTTTCTTGAAAGAGATCTCAGAGAATTCGGCAATTTATTTTAAATACCAAGTTCAAGATTCAGATACACCAGAAATCATTGCCCATAAAATTTATGGAAGCGAATATCGCAGTTGGATTATTTTATTATTCAACAAATATATTAATCCTCTATATGAGTTCCCATTGAAAAGTTCTGTACTTGATGAATACGTTGTGAACAAATATGATCAAACAATAGAACAAGCGCAAACAACAATTCATCATTATGAAGAAGAGACTACAAAAACAGTAACATATAATGGAATTAAATTTTATGAGTCGATAGATTCACATTTAATTTCAGATAAAGAATACAATTTTGTTACTTTGACATTAGTTGATAGAACTCTTCCAGGAACAGCTGACACCTCTCTTGTTGTGAGCAGCGAGCAAAAAACTTTAGATAATGGTCAAACGGTGACTATTGTTATTAGAAATAAGGCTATATCAAATTATCAATACGAAGTTAATGAGAATGAGAACAGAAGAACAATCCAATTAGTCGACCCTTCTTATGTCACTCGCATTGAGCAAGAATTTAAACAATTAATGAGAATATGATTTATTATGGAATCTCCTGGTTTAACAAACTCTAAAGATTATGAGATAAAGGTGCTAGATTTAATTAATTCTGGCGGTCAAGTCGTTGATGTAAGAAAAATCTTTATGGAACTTCAATTGTTCCAAGATATCTACTCCTCAGTCATGAGCGGAACGATTATAATTCAAGACGGTCATGACATCTTTTCTAACTTTTATTTTTGCGGGAACGAGTTTATTCGAATTTCTATCGATAAACCATCTCTTGGGAAACCTCTACAAAAAGTTTTTAGAATTTATAAGGTTGGCGGTAGAAAGCCTGGATCAGATTCTGGTCAAATTTATTCTCTATTTTTCTGTTCTGAAGAATTAATATTCTCAAATCAAAAACGAGTAAGCAAATCATATAAAGGATTGAGAACTGCAGATATTATTCGCGACATCTTAATCAAAGAACTTCAAGTTGACCCTATTCGAATTGGAGCATTAGAAAGAACTTCTGGTGTTTATGATCTTGTTGTTCCAGGATATCGTCCGCTTGAAGTTGTTCAGTGGGCTGCATCACGTTCATATGATGCGTCTGGAAAGTATTGCTATTTCTTTTATGAAGACAGAGATGGCTTTCAGTTTAAATCATACAATACAATGATTAAACAAAAAACAATTAAAGATTTAAAATACGAAATTAAAAGAGTTGATCAAAATGATCCCGCATTAAATAAAGATTCTATTGATAGAGTCGAGATTAAACACGACTTTGATATTTTGACTACGATGGCAAATGGTGGTTATGCATCTAAATTACTTTCTGTTGACATATTCAATCAGTCATTTAAGTATGACAATTATTCGATTGATGTTGCAGAAGGTCAGAAAAATTTAATTAATGAATTCAAAGCAACTAATAGTTTAAAAAATTACGATAAAATTCCTATCACCAAAGCATTTGACTCCTATTTCTTAACAAACATTGCAATAAATGATACATCTTCCGAAAAAAGTAATGATCGCGATAAATGGTTAATGACAAGAACATTGCATATGACTGCAATGCATACTTTTAAATTGAATATTCTTATTCCTGGAGATATTTTGTTGAAAGCTGGTGATATGGTCAAATATGAGTTTCCAAAATTTGAATCACCAGATCCATCTGGAAAAGATCCTGATGAATATAGAACAGGAAAATATCTTGTAGCAGCGATCTGCCATAAATTTTCTGGTGGGGATAAAGGTGACTTTGAGAGTATCGTAGAACTTGTTTCTGATTCAGTGTCAAAACAAATTCCATCACCCAAAGATGGGCTTGATAAAGTGACAAGAAGATTCACATGAAAGCACAAAAGAATTTTATTGGTCTCGAGGGGTTCATTTGGTGGGTTGGTGTTGTTGAAGACCGACAAGACCCTGAGCAACTCAATAGAGTTAGAGTTCGCTGTTTTGGTTGGCACACAGAAGATAAAAAACGAATTCCGACAAATGCACTACCGTGGGCGCATCCAACCATTCCAGTAAATAGTCCTGCTGCATATAATCCAAAAGAAGGCGACATGGTTTTTGGATTTTTCCTTGACGGAGATCAGGCACAAAATCCCATCATAGTTGGAGTTTTTCCTGGCAAACCAGATAAGAAGCCAAATTATGAAAATGGATTTAGCGATCCAGGAACAACATTAAGTAGCAGACCAAAACGTCCTGATGATGCATCTGAAAAATATCCAAAATCAAAGTATTTGAAAGAAGCAACAACAAACAGACTTGCTCGAGGTAAGGCTGAAGGCACAGTCATTAAAACTAGAAAAGATAACAAAACTAGTGGGATTAAATCAGCTGGTGGCGTTACATGGTCTGAGCCTAATCCTGCATTTGCACCAAAGTATCCATACAACTATGCACACGAGTCAGAATCTGGTCATGCATTTGAACTAGATGATACACCAGAAAAAGAAAGAGTTCATTTAGCCCATAGAATGGGATCTTTCTTTGAGATCGATTCTCAAGGCAGCAAAGTAGAAAAGGTTGTGAAGGATAATTACACTCTCATCATGGGCTCTGATCACGTTTATGTAAGTGGAAAATGTTCTGTAACAGTCGATGGAGATTGTAATCTCCGAGTTGGCGGAAACATGAATATTGAAGTTGCTGGGCAAATCAATATGGCAGCTGGAGACGATATTCGCATTAAAGGCAAGAATGTGATGATTGAGTCTACTGGAGCATTTGACGTTAAGTCTGGTGCTGCATTGAATATTAATGCCTTTAATAAACTCAGCCTCAAGGGTGCAAATACCGCACTTCAAGGCGAGATTGTAGATATTCCTGCAGCCAGAATTAACATGCAATCAGGTTCAGCAGCTGATGCAACACCAACTGGATTAGCTGGTGGACAAGCGTCTCCTTCATCTGCTGCTGCAAATATTGCATCTAATACTGCTGCAAATACAGCATCAGCTGGTGGAACTGGCATCACTGGTGCAATAGATACTGCGCTCACGACAACATCGAAGATAACATCAGTTGTTGGCGCCGCAACCAATACAGTGGCTGGAGCATTGTCAAATGTAACTTCTGCAATTAGTGGAAGTGCGTTGGGTAAGGCTGTTGGTGGATTAACTTCTTCAGTATCAGGAATTGTTGGAGATTTAGGTAGGACTTTAGATTCTACAATAGGCGCTCTCCAGTCAGTAACTTTACCGCTAGGAGAAATTACAGCTCGAGTAACTCAAACAGAAAATTTGGTCAATGGACTTCGTGGAGATATTTTGAGTTTAACTGGAACAGAAAGAAATACTACTCTCGGTAAGATCGATACAGTGTCAACTCTAGCGTCAAGTAAAAATATCGATTTCAATATTGATCAAGACATCACAACTGCAATTAATGTTGTTAAGAACGTTGGGGTTGCTGCATTCGAAACAGTTACTGGAAAGAGACTATATCCAAAAACAGAATCTGTTCAAGTCCCAAGTTCAAACACAGGTTAAATTATGGCGATCGTAGTTACATTGCCTTGTCCTGCAACTTTGCTGCCGACAAAAGCAGACCTTGCAAATATCTTTATGCAACTTGCAAGTTTACCTGCTCAATTTGAGGCAGAAGTTGAAAAAGTAAAACGATCTGCTGAGTCTCAGATAGATGCTGCTGTGAGACAAGCCATTCTAGAAAAGACTGCGCCATTGTATGCAGCTGCGGATAAGGTTCGAACGATATTAAATCAGATAGATTCTTTACTCGGAAACTTCCCGATATCTCTAACAGACCCGATTTATGCATATCTGAGTGTTCCAGCATGGGAATGGGAGAGAAGAATTACGGCAATTGTGCAAGAATATCATCTTTATGTACAAGCGAAATTTATGGAACTTATCGCGAAGGTTCTTCCATTAAGTTTTTCTATCCCAATTTTAGGTTTAAGTATCGATGTTGTCCAGTTATTCTCTAATGCTGCGTATAGAGCAGCTTTAAAGGCTCAAATTTTAGAAAGATTAGATTTCTTTTATAATCTAGTTCCTGAAATTTATAGAACTTTTAATGGCTTGTATGGGGTATTCTCAACTGCAATACAAGCCGAAATCATTTGGTCGTATATTATGAGCCAACTTAAGAAGGGAGCTCTGCAGATAATCTATAATGCGCTCGGTGGACTAATCAGTAAATTTAGCACAATATGGAATGCATTAGGTCTTCCAGCTCTACCTGCTCTCTTAAGTTTAGACGTTGGTGCATTGATTCAGACAATCCTTGCAAGTATTATAGAGCGAATAAAAAACGCTCCATATGAACTGAAAGAGAAACTCTTAAAAGAGGCAGTCGAACTTATCGAATCTCTCTCTATATTCGGGTTTAATGTTGTGACCTTGATTGGTGGAGAGATAGATCGGTATGTCACGAGTTACGAGCAGAAACTGAACGCATACATAGAGGCTTTACGAGACTTTGCAGAAGATTGGCCACAGTACCTAATAAAACTATGGATGCAGAAGGTGACGGCATTCTTTAATGCAATAGGTTTGGGTGCTCTTTTGCAGTGGATAAACTTCAATTTTTGTACATTCTTAACATTGATTGGAGTTCCAACTTCCATCTCGATTGACGTAGATGTTGCAGTTGATATAACCCAAGGATCGTTTTCAGCTTCTATAGAACCTGTTACGACATAACATATAAATAATAAATTACAAGAATCCCTTTCAGAGCAAGATGCCATTAAATTCCCGAACTTTTATTGATTTTGATGTGGATTTTCTTCCAAATCCCATCACAAAAGATATTCTAAAGAAAACGAATGAGAGTTCTATTGCTCAATCGATCGGTAATCTTTTGCAAACCTCTCACTATGAGAGATTGTTTAATGCTAACATCGGATGCAACCTGAAAAGACATTTATTCGAGCCAATAGATAACATTTCTACGAATAATATCAAAGAAGAAATCGTACAAACGATAACGAATTATGAGCCTAGAGTTAAATTATTAGATGTTAGCGTTGTTCCAGATTATGATTCGAATGGATATACGGTTAGTATTAAATTCTTCGTAAATAACGACCCACAGCCTATCACGATCACATTTTTCTTAGAACGAGTAAGATAAGATGGCAAATATTGACGCAAAACTTCAAGTCGCTGAATTAGATTTCGATACTATCAAACAAAATCTAAGACAATTTTTACAAGCGCAGTCAGAATTCAGCGATTATAATTTCGAAGGTTCTGGTCTTTCTGTTCTACTGGATGTATTGGCATATAATACTCATTATATGGGATACTATTTAAATATGGTATCTAATGAAATGTTTATCGATACTGCACTTACTCGTGGTGCAGTGGTATCGCACGCGAAACTTCTTGGTTACACACCACGTTCTCGCGTCTCTTCAAAAGCGGCGATCGATCTAACTATCACACCAGTCGCCAACGACTCAAATAGTTCTATTGTAATTCCTCGTTTTACAAGATTTGTTTCTGAGACGAAGGACGGAGTTAATTATATTTTTGTAACTCCTTCTGCTCGTATCGTTTCTAAAAATACAACAACTGGTTTGTTTAATGTAGAAAATCTCGAAATTAAAGAAGGTCAGCCAGTTACATTCACATACACTTATACATCTGATACAAACCCTAAACAAGTATTTGAACTTCAAGATGTTGGAATTGACACTTCAACTTTAGTGGTTGCAGTTCAGAAGTCAGCTCAAAACGCAAACTTAGAAACTTACATTTTAGCCGAAGATGCGACTGATGTTGATGAGAACGCACTCGTATATTATCTTGAAGAAAATAAAAATGGAAGATACCAAATTTATTTTGGTGATGGAGTAATTGGAAAACAATTACAAGATGGAAATATCGTTATCGTT